CGGAGAGGCGGTGATCGAGCAGCGGATAGCCGGTCGAGAGGAACTGCGTGACTTCCTGTTGAGCCGCGTTTGCGATGCCGGCGGCTGCCAGCGCTTGTCCAAATCCCATGATTTTAGTGCTTTCTGAATGGGGCCACGAAGTTGTCGTAGGCCCCGTCTCGGTAGATCGAGCTGAACGCCAGCTCGTGACACAGCGACTTGAAGCCGTCGTAGTCGAAGTCGCCCTTGAGCAGAGTGATCTGTTCAGGGGGCGGCGCGTGACCATCGATCAGGCTCATCATCATCAGGTTGTGGGCGAACTTCGCCTGCTGGCCTGTTGTGTCATTGAGGTAGTCCTTGAAGGCTTTCGGCATCGTCTTCGGGTGGGGCTTGCCCGCCTTCGGAACGAACCTTTCAAGGTAGGTTTTCTCGGGCTCCGGGTCAGCGCAGAACGCCTCGATGGATCCCCAGATCGACATGACCGCCAAGCCCCGGTCTTCACCGATGCCGCCGACGCCAGCCAGGTTGTCCGACGTGTCGCCCTGTAGGGCTTTCAGCTGGATGAACTGGCGCGGTGTCTCGACGCCGGTGAAGTTGGCGAAGCTCTTCTGGTTGACCTTGCGAAGCTCTTCGCGATGGTCCTCCCAGATGCAGTTGGGCCCGACCAGCTGTATCCAGTCCTGATCGCCTGTCACCAGACGAACGTGGTCGCCCTTCGCCGCATACATGGTGGCGAAGTGACCAGCCAGGTCGTCGGCCTCGAGGTTGAGGGCGAACACCTGGGGAATGCCGAGCAGCTTGAGGGCCTTTCGGATGAACGGGGCCTGCGACTTGTAACGCTTGCGCTCGTCCACCTTGTCAGGGGTGTCCTCACGGTTCGCCTTGTAGACGTCGCTGACGCCCTTGCGCCATGAACGACCGTCCCAGAGTGCGACGATGGTCGCGTGTGGGTGTCGGAGCCTCAGAGACCGGAAGGTCTTGATGCTTCCGAAGATAGCCTGGGTCTCTTGGTCGCCAGACTTGAGACTTGTGCCCCTGTGGGCTGCATGGCCGATGCTGTTGGCATCGATCAATACTCGGTCACGATTGACTATCATAGGGAAAGCGGGGAGAGCCGAAACCCTCCCCTAACTCCTTAGATGTTTTCGAGGTCGGCGAGGATGTTCTCGAAAGCATCGGCCGCGACCGGGGCTGCGGTCACGATGGCAGCAGCGACCACGGGGGCAGCAGCTTTGGCGGCAGCGTCAGCTTGGGCAGCAGCGAGTGCAGCCATCGCAGCAGCGACCGGGTCAGCAGCCGGGGTGACGTCGAAGGGCGGGATCTCGTCCATCTCGTCCAGCGCCGATACCGGCTCGAACACCGCGTCTTCGACCTCGGCGACCTCGAGAGGTGCCGCGATCTGTGCCGGCGCGGTAGCGGAGGCGATCGCATTCGCGGTCACGTCACGTCCGAGCAGGCTCGACAGGTGGTTCAGGGCCTTGGTCACGTTCATACCGAACTTCCCGCTGACGTAGCTGTCCAGCGGGATGCGCTGGGACAGGACGTTGCTGGTCGGTGCCGCGATGGTAGCGGTGCCGGGGAAGTAGCTGAACGTGTATTTCGTGTCGGACATGCCGGTGCCCACACGCTCGACTTGGAAGACCAGGCCGTTGGTCATCGAGAAGGTCGGGTCGGCGTCCATGACGGACTCCATCACCGACAGGACGCCGTCGTATTGGTTGGACGACGCTTCCCACGGAACGACCTTGCCGTTGTTCTCGGTGTCGACGCCGCTGATGATTTCCAAGTTCACGATGTTGGACGGCTTGGCGAGCCATTCCTTCGCATACTTGGCTGCGGTCTCGTCACCGCGCTCGTTGCAGGCCGAGATGAACTCGGAGATAGCCTGGCGAACGGGGTCGATCTTGCCGTAGCAGATCTCGGCATCGCCAACGACGGCGATGATCGTCTTGCCGGCCGGGTCGCGCGGGTCCTTGATGTAGTGCGCGCCGTAGGGCTTGGAGAAGGTGTCGGCGTCATCGACACCGGGCAGCAGACGACAGACGGTCTTGCCGACCTTGAAGCGATAGCTGCGCTCGAAGGCTGCTTTGTTGTCCGCAAGGGCCTTGCGTTGCGCGGCGATTTTGTCTTTCAGGCTCATGGTAGTTCTTTCTGTTGGTTTACTTTTTCTCTCACGGTCGGTCGCCTACACAGATTTGGGCCTGTGTTGACTGGTGGATAACCTTGCGTGATTGGAGACTAGTCTTTGCGACTACTAATCTCACCTGGCATCTGAGCGTCAGCTCAAGTTGCCTGATCTAGTTCGCTGCGGCCGCAGCGGCGGCGGACCGTGCTGAGAGGCGAGCGTCGCGGTCGCGGACGTAGGCGCCGGTGTCAGCTTTGGATTGCTCGCTGACGTCCAGGCTGGCCTTCATCTCGTCGCGGGTCATGTGGCCCTTGATGACCAGCATGTCCTTCTTGTTCCGGAGGGCTTCCACGACCGCCTTGATGACGTCCATGACTTCCTTCGCCTTGATCACCTGTTGCTCGGTGTTCACGACAGTCGCGTTCAGACGAACGCGAGCCTTCAGGTCATCGACGGTCAGCTTCTCGGGAGGAACGGCACCAGCTGCGGTCGTGCGGATTTTGCCGGCGACCGACGCTTCAGTCGCTTCCAGGCGCAGCTTCAGCGTGGAGTGCTGACGCTCTGCCTTGGCGTGCATGCTGATGTAGTAGAAGATCAAGCCGGGCTGCCGATCGAACTCGGCGTGCAGGTCCAGGCTGTTGATGTTCACGTCCTGGGTGGCCCGTGTCACGTCGATGAACTCATCGACGGCTGTCGCAGCTTTGACGGCGGGGGCAGGAGTCACAGCGGGCGAAAGCGCGCTGGAGGTAGTCGTCGCGGTGGCGACGGGTGCGGAGGTTCCGCTCATTTTTAGCCTCGAAATGTTCTGTTGGTTTGTTTTTTGAATGAAAGCGCATCTTGCTCTCATGGAGGTAGATTGTCAAGACTTACTGACTATGCGTCAGGGAGAACGACGGACTTCGCCAGCTCGAAAATCTCCGCGAGCAGGTCGATCTTGTTGCCGTCGTGGTAGCACTGCTGCGGGTTGAAGCCGACGAGGATCATGGCGTCGCGCTTCTCGTCCCAGAACATCTTGCCGGCGTGGTCCATCATGTCGCCCTTGAGGTCGGGCAGGAAGTGACGGGCTGCGCTGGTGCCGAGTGTGACGATCAGCGGAGGCTTCAGAAGCTCCACCTCCCGGTCGAGGAACGGCGTGTAGGTCTTGATCTCTTGCGGGGTCAGCGTCTTGCCCTGCTTGCGACGCTTGACCAGACTGGTCCAGTAGGCGTCGTTGCGGTTCAGGTCAGCCATCGTCAGTGCGGCGGCCGTGTAGGAGAAGCTGTCACCTTCGGTCAGCTTGCGGGCGAACTCTTCCGACCTGTTGGGCGCATCGGTGACGATCATCATCTTGGCGTTCCGACCCATGACCGGGTTGGCATGGAAGGCGTCTGGATCCGAGGCGTTGATGTCGTCGATGATTTCCTTGAGGTAGGCGAGCGTGAACTTGTCCTTCGGGATCACCCGGTCAGCGACGATCACGCCGGTCATGAGACCGGGCAGGAGTGTCATCTGTTCCTTGCGCCTGGACTCGTGCGCCGACGACTCTTGACCTGGCTCGACGCGAGCGAAGGCACCGATGCTGTCCAGCGAGGCGACGTGTCGGACGTTGCAGACCCGGCGCTCGACGCGAGCGGTCAGGTCGGCGGTGTCCTTGAAGGGGCCGTCCTTGCGAGCCAGGAGGATTGCGCTGGTGGTCTTGTCGCTGATGCCCTTCACACGGTTGAACGGGATGTAGAGGGTGGTGTCGTTGGCAATCTCGAACTCGCCCGTGCTGATGTTGATGTCGGGCGGCATGACCGTGATGCCCTTGATCTTCGCATCGCTGGTGATCGTGGACAGTTTCTTCTCATCGACCGTGGACAGCGAGGCAGCGTAGAACTCGACGGGGTAGTGAACCTTGAGCCACATCGCCTGGTAGGAGATCAGGCTGTATTCCGCAGCGTGCGACTTGTTGAAGGCGTAGCCCGCGAAGACCTCGATCTGGTCGAACAGTTCGCCGGCGACAGCTTCCGGAACCGCAGAGTGGCTGAAGGCGCCGTCGGTAAACATCTGGCGATACGACGCCATCAGGACCTTGTCCTTCTTGCCCATCGCCTTGCGCAGCTTGTCGGCCTCGGAGAGCGTGAACCCGCACAGGTCCGTGGCGATACGCATCACCTGTTCCTGATAGACGATGACGTTGAACGTCTCGGCGAGGGCAGGGCCCATGTTCGGGTGCGGCAGTCCGATGGTCCGGTTACCGTTCCGGGCGTCAACGTATTGCTGGACCAGGCCGGCATCGATGGGCCCGGGTCGGTTCAGCGCGTTCGCTGCCACCAGATCGTTGAACTCGAGGGTGGACGACTGCGCCATGTCCTTGAGGATGCGTCGAGCAGCACCGCCCTCGAACTGGAAGATGCCGATGGTTTCACCGCGCGAGAATGCTTCCAGCGTCGGAACATCATCGAGCGGGATGCGCATCAGATCGACCGTGAGACCTCCGTGACGCTGCTTAATGTAGCGAACCGCACTCGCGAGCGTGTCGAGAGTTGTCAGTCCTAGCACGTCCATTTTGACGAGCCCCTGGTCCTCGACCACGCGCATGTCCCAGTTGACCTTGCGGTTGTCGCCGTCGCGTTCAACGACAGCACGGTCGATCAGGGGCACACCGGAGACGATGGTGCCGGCCGCGTGACGACCGTAGGAGCGCATGACGCCTTGCATCGCGACGGCGCCGGCCCAGACCTTCGGGTTGGAGGTGGCGAACTTCTGGATTTCCCCGACCTGCTTATGCGCAGTCTCGAGGTCCACCGGCTGACCGTGTTCGGCAGGAATGAACTTGGTGCAGTTGATCTCCATCAGGGGCATACCGTGGACACGAGCCACGTCCTTGATCGCCGATGCGGATTTCAGGACGCCGTAGTTGTTGATGCCTCCGACGTGGTCTTTCCCATACTTGCGTTCCAGATAGAGGATGATCTCCTCGCGGCGCGTGGACATGAAGTCCAAGTCGGCGTCGGGCAGGTCGTTCCGCGAGGGGTTGATGAACCGCTCAAACAGCAGGTCGAACCGGATGGGGTCAATGTCGGTGATGCCGACGAGGAACGCGACCAGCGAACCGCCGACCGAACCACGACCAGGCCCCACCATGATGTTGACGCTCTTCGCCCATGAGACGAGGTCAGCGACGACGAGGAAGTAGTCGGCGAAGCCCAGGTCGCGGAGAACGCCCAGCTCATACTTGAGCCTGGGGACGTATTTCTCAGCCAGGTCCTGCGGTGTCGGGACGTAACCGAACACCGGAGCGCCCAAGCGGACCGGAATGCCAGCGCGACACAGATCGAGCAGCGCCTTGTCGGGGTCAGCTGCCAGCTTGGGCAGTGCGATCGGCGATTTCTTCCAGCGGTATGCGGTCGCAGCGAGGAACGCGGCGTTGCCCGTCTTGAGGCCGGCGATGAAGTCCTTGGCGTCGATGGACGGGTCGAGGAAGCGCATGCCCTGCACGGTCGCTTTCAGGTCCGCCGTCATTTCCTCTGCGCTCTTCGGCGTGAAGGTCTTCCACCACGGGTCGTTGAAGAAGCCCCGCTTGTAATCGTGCCTGTTGTGGATCCCCATGTTCAGCTTGAACCTGAGCAGGCCGTCCTCACCGTCGAACAGGACCGGCGCTGCGACGATGAACTGCTGTGCGGGATGCGCGAGCGTGGTCGCGACCGTGTTCAGGCGCTCGAAGTAGGGCTGCGGGATAGGCACCAACTCAACGAACAGGTCGGGACCGAACACGCAGTAGAGGCGGTCATAGATCACCTTCGCGGACGGCCTGGTCAAGACGCCCTCTGCGTCACCGGTCGTCACGACACAGTTGTCCGGGGTGATGACGTCCAGCACGTCGTCCAGCGTGAGACGCGGCAGGAAATAGAAGCGGTCCTCGTCGAAGCCCCGCGAGACGACGCGGTAAATCTCGCGCATGCCCGCTTCGTTCTTCGGATAGACCTTGATGTAGTAGGCGGCCTTGTTCTTCGCCTTCTTGTCGCGCGGCAGCTGCATGAGGCCGGCGTCATCGATGACCGTCTCCATGATACGCAGGCGCACTCCGACGTGAGCCTCGACACCGACCTTCTGACAGGCGCGCGTCACGTCGATCAGGGCATCCACGCGCATCGTGTCAGCGACAGCGACGTCAGTCTGGCCGAGACGGACCGCGATGGCAGCTACGTCCTCGGATGCGAGGGCGCTTTCGCCCAGGCTGAAGTCGGTGCGGACACCCAGGAGCGTATTCAGGCCAGACATAGAACGTGTTTCTCTTTCTTCAGAACGCCAGTGGACAGGAGCGCCTCGCAGACCGTCTTGATGACGGGCAGGAGTTTGGATTTGGGCTTCGAGCAGGTCAGGCACAGATGCTCGACCACGTCGGCCGGCTTGAACGCTTTGGCCTCGATGATGAAGGCGAACACATCGAACAGGATGGTCCCAGGAGCGTCGCTGGGGTTCCGACCATGCGTCATGTGATGCACGTTCAAACCTTGCGCTTTCCAATCGGTCAGCAAACCGTCAGCGGACGCGCTGGAGCGCTTGCTTTGCGTTTTGACGACCATCCGGTCCGCGAACCATTTTTTGACGTCCTGAGCGCTCTCTGAGAGGAAAATCTGATCGAGCCGGGTGACGAGCGACTGCACCGGATTGAACCGAGCGCGGACCAGCGGCTTGCAGGACGCATACACGGGGCATGCGGTGCATTCGGGCGCGTCGATACGGTAGAAGATCGCGCTTCCGTAGCAGCCTGGACTTGTGTCGGTGATACTCACGACTGACTTATTATAGGTTCCGACCAGAAAGGTCAAAGGATTTCGGTGAGGCTTTGTGCAGCGGAGATCCCACGGCGACTCGAGCCTTGAAACTGTCACGCCGCCCGGGTGGTTCGGGCGGCGCTACGACAGCAACGGAGGTGAACCTGCCGGGGTTCTGATCAAAGACCACCAATCAGCCCGGCAGGGTCTAGTTAGACTAGATGGCGCTGAGCCATGTCGGACACAGCCTTCCGGTCAATGGGGTTGAGACGGTTGAGGTAGGCGAGGTCGAGACCTTGCTTCCACTTGCCGCCCAGGACGCGACCGAGCTTGCCGGCGTTGATCAGTTCACGCGGGCTGACGGTAACGCCGATCTCGGAACGCCGGTAAGCGTCGCGCACGGCCGCAGCGACCTTGACCAGCTTCTCGGCGTCTTCGGAGTGGATGCCAGCTTGCGCTGCGACCACCATGATTTCCTGCTTCTCCGGCATGTAGGAGATTTCGACCGTGATGCCGAAGCGCGAGTAGTTCGCCGCGTTCTGCATCTGCGTCCCCTGATAGAGACCAGTCTCGTCACCGCCACCGTTCGTGTTGCCCGTCGCACAGAACCGGAAGTTCGGGTGCGGATGGATGACACGGTGTTCGGCCGGCGCTTCCTTGATGACGAGGGCCTTACCCTCCATCACCGGTTGGTAGACGGCGGTCACGTTGGGCAGGGCGAAGTCGTATTCGTCGGCGAGATAGACCAGGCCGTATTTCATCGCGACCGCGAGAGGGCCCAACTCGAAGATCGTCTCGCCGCCCTTGAGGATATACTGCCCGAGAATGTGGCTCTCTTCGGTCGTCGCGGTGTGCTGGACCCTGATCATCGGACGGTTCGTGCGGGCGCAGTATTGCTCGATGAGCGCCGTCTTGCCCGTTCCGTGCATACCCCACGCGAGGAAGTTGAAGCGCATCGCAGACGCCATCATCAACGCCTTCAGGTCGTCGATATTCCAGATGTGGTTGACGTCCTTCGGCGGCACGAAGGCGCGCAGTTCGTCGCCACAGTCACCGAGGACCTCGATTTCGATGGGGTCGCCCTTGGTGTTCTTGGACGCCTTGACGTCGCCCAGCTCGAACACGTTGGAGAAGGTCGCCTTCGACGGAGCACCGAAGCCCCACGCTGGCAGTTCGGGGTGCAGCGACACCACGTTCGACGGAGCGACGGCGGTCGCAGCAGCCTGGACGAGAGCTTTCTGACGGCTCGCGTTCTCCAGGGTCGCGGACTTGATCGGCGCGTCCGGATAGCGGTTCTGATAGTCGGCGAGCGTTGTCGTCGGATGCGCGATCGGCAGGTAGGCTGCGATGGAGTGGACCCAGACCTTGTCCAGTTCGCACTGGATGCCGGTCGTCTCGGTAGCGGATAGGTTTCGAGCGTGTTGCTCGGCGGATTTCGTCATGTCGTTCACCTCTGTTTTTGTGGTTTGGAGCGGTTGCTGCGCTCACAAGTCATTTATAGACGGTGACTGATTATTCCACAATAGATAATCGCTTGTCGCTGACTATCCCTGATCACTCAATCCACGTCTTGCGGCGGACGATGTGCCCGACGGTGACTTTCGTGATGGCGAACTCCTGCGCGATGGACCAGGGCGTCCGGTTGGTTTCCGCCGCAAGCCTCCGTATTTCGCGAACGTCGTCCCACGTCAGCTTGCCGTTACCGTTCTGCTCGCCGGTTCGCTGAGACGCCATCTTCGCTCTCGTCGCCTGAGTGTGACGTTTACCAGTGCTGCCTTCTGACATTCTCCGGCGAGTTTCGCCGGAGAGCTGGTCACGCCGGCTCGACGCGGACATGCGCGCTTTCGAGGCGTCACTGAACACATGGCCGGCTCCGCCTCCACTGGTGAGATTGTATCCGGCGGGCGACAGGGTGCCTGCGCGAGCTATCCACAGGGTTTCTGCGGCATTCAGGTCCTCCTGGCTTGAGCCTGGCTCGAGTGTCTCCAGGGTCTCAACCGTGAAGGCGTCCCACCCGTGCTTCCGGATGGCGCGATACATCGGTGTCTGGCTTTTCGCCTTCGGGCTATTCGCCTGGGCTTTGTGGTTGATGGCTCGCTTATGGACGGCGCATCTAGTCTGCCCGACATAGGAGAGCCCGGTGATGGTGTTGGTCAGGCGATAGATGAACATGGATTTATTGTATCTCATGCCCATCTATCTGTCGGGTTTTATCTGCCAGGAGTCAGCATCCCCTTCAGCTGTGACATGACGAAACGGGGGAGGTCTGACACGTCGTTCAAGACGTGGAAACGCTTGTAAAAGTGCTTGACGGCGTCGCTCTGGATACCAATGCCCAGAACTTCCACGCCCATCTTCTCCAGCTTCTCGACGTTGGCTTTTGTTGAAGCGTAGAGGCAGGCGGTGTCCACGCTATCGGCGGGCTGACCGTCGCTGAACACAATGAGGATTTTCCGGGTCTCATCCCGAGAGAGTAGACGCTTGCCGGCGTAATCGATCGCCACCGCATCGTTGTTCGACCGCATGATACCCTGGTTGGCGATCAGGTGCGCCATGCGACGCTTCTGAGCCGGACCGAACTTCTCGTCGAAGCCCTTGTAGATCGGAAGGTAGGCCGGCGACGTCCGGATGCAGCCTGACGGAAGACCGGTCGCTGCCACCATGTCTGTGATTTCGGCGCTGACAACGTCCCAGTCAATGTCGTCGGGGAAGCCGCAGTTGGTGAAGCCCAGCACATCGGAAGCGATCTTGAGCCGGTCCAGCGTCTCCGCGAAGGCCCATGCAGCTTGCATCGCCACCGTGATCTTGCCGCCCGACGTTCCGTAGTCGCCCATCGAACCGCTGTTATCAATCAGCAGGCTCATCGCGACCTTGTTCGTGACCGCCTCCTGCTTCTTGCGGAACAGGCGGTCGTCACCGGTCGGGGCCCTGTGGAGTGCGGCCGGATTGATT